AGCCAAAAATGGCAAATAAGAAATCCGAGAATCCCAGAATCAAGTTCGTCACCTTCGCTTTGACCGAGGAGGAGTTCAAAACCCTCACCGAGAAGTGCGGGGCGAACCGAAGCGAGTTCATCAGAAAAGCGGTCATGGAGAAGATCGCGTAAGGACGAAAAGGAGGCAAACATGAAAAAGACTATCAAGTTAAGAGATTTGACGAAGGAACAATTCGTCGCATGGTGCAGAGAAAACTGCCCGCACCAAAGTTACATGAACACGCGAATGGATTGCAACGAAAAATGTCAGTTCGCCCACGTACTATGCAATGAGCGTGATGAGAATTGCTGGATTTACAACAAAGAGGACTTCTCCGATAAGTTCCTCGACCAAACTGTCGAAATCGAGGTTCCCGATTTGCTCACGGAAGAAGAAAAGGCGTTGCTCAACAAACTTCTCGAGGTATCGGCTTTTAAGATACATGGAATCAATTTCATAATTTGCGACGGGTATGTTCTTGTTGAGTTGATCACCGCCAATCCGTGTGAGCAAAACGATTTCTTCCATTTCAAAAAAGGAATGTTCAAAGGAATTGAAGAAACTAAGAGATACGCCCCTTCTGACCTTGGTTTGGAGGATAAGTGAATGGACATTAAGCAAATCCTGAAAGAGAAAATCGAGAGCGCAAAGAAAGAACTGGAAGTAGCCAAAACGCAATCTACTAGTGAAGCAGTTTGCTTCCAAGCGAAAGTCGATGCCTATTACGATTGTCTTACCACAATCGAGCAATCCGAGAAGCCAATGAAACCTCTTCCCCATAGTTATTACCACAAATGTCCTAAATGCGGTGAATATCTTGCCAGTACATATCCCCATTGTCCCTATTTCGGTCAGCCCCTCGATTGGGGAGAAGGAGAAAAGAAATGAATCCCGATGAAAAAGAGCCAGCGCAAGAAATCGACTGGCATGAAGAATACAAAAAACTAAGCAATGCCATTTCGCAAAGTCAAGCAGACTACATTGAGGAAGTCGAGAGATTAAACAAGCAAGTTCAATCGTTGCTTTGGGTTATCGGAAAACTTCAAGAAGGAGAAAAGAAATGAAAGCCTATATCTACTGCACGCAAACGAAACCGTTTCTTTATGAGGGCGACACCGATAAAGGGCCACGATATTTCAGCGACAACAAAGATTACAAAAACGATAACCCTAAATTGAACGGCTCAATTGTCGCCGAGTGCGATGTCAATGAAGCGTTTTTCCTAAAGGGTTTTGATGGGGTTAAGTATGCGGAAAACCCCCTTATGCACGAGCATGAAACCCTCGGGCATCACCATTGTCTTACAGAAGATGAAATTGCTTCCTATGGCCAAGGGAAAACTCTATATTGCTACCACCTAGAAAACGTTAAGCCAGTCGAATTGAAACTCTCCGATTTCTACGAAGATGAAGCCTGCACTAAGCCATTAACCAAAGCGCCGCAATCGTATAGGTTCGCATACCGTAAGGAATATTTAAACCTCGATAAAGAATCGGTTTTCCAAGCAAACGCGGGAGAAGATACCTTAATCGACATTGACGGGAAGCAAGTGTTCCGCGATGAAAAAAGATTCGATGAAACTGGCGAAGATTCCTATTACCGAATTATCAAGGTTCTTATCTTCTCCGACCACGCCCAATACTGCGCCAAAATGCTAAATGGCGAGAAGGATTTGGAGGTGCGGAAAACGAGAATAGCGGAAGGGGTGGAATACAAATGAAGAAAGTCTATGGTTGCTGGCTCCTATTTTACAACTGCTTTCGTGACAAAGTAACATGGCAACTAATTAAGTATGAAACAAAAAAATCCGATGCCTTAGACTGGAGAAAAGCAGTAACATCACCGTTGTACGGGTATCACAAAGACCAAGTGAGGATTGAGGTCTATGCCAAAATCGGTGAGATAAAGCCGAAGAAAGGTAAGAAATGAGAATCTACTCCCTCGCCAGGAAAGTCGGGAACCGCTACAAGCCGACTGGTTGCCTGTTCTTCGATCACGACGAAGCCTTGGATTCCCTAGAAACCTCTAGGAAGTATTCCAAGGACAAGTTCCGAATCGACATCTACGAAAAGATTTAGTCCGTTAGCGCAATGGCAGAGCAAACTCTCTATAGGAGTTGGGCTGGGGGTCCGAATCCCCCACGGACTACCAAAACGATTATTGCCCGAAAGGGTTATAAAGGGTTTATCCAAACCTTCCGCACGCCCCCAAGAGGGAAAGGAAAAATGGGAGAAAGCACAATGAACCATAGTGATTTTGCTCTAAACTGCATTTAAGGGTTCGTTACCAAAAGGAGAAAATATGAATCCGATCACAAGACAATACGCTTTGTACGATTTCTTGAAGGAGTCCTTCAAGATTCAGCCCGACCGTTGGTTTGGACTATTACCAAATCGCCACCGACCCCAGAATCCACAACCCCTGCGTTGCGATTTCGGAAGATGTGTTCGCGATCAACTCCGACACCTCCTACGATCGGGTTATCCTCACCAAGAACAACTGCTACAAACTGGCGAAGGATTACGATGAGGCGCAATCGCTGGTCGATTGGTTCGACCGCAAACTGACCTATTATGGTAGCCTTAAAGCGATCATCGAAAAAAAGAGGTCGCGCGACGGTCAGGGGAAACTCGTGAACAACGCGGGTAACCCCATGAAGAAAGGAAACGAGGAGTTCCACAATGCCTATGGACGATAAACCCATTTATTCCGTCGTCGTCAACTTCTCTCGGCTATTCGGGAATCGGGTCTTTGAAAAGTTGACCTACCGAGAAGCCAAAATCATCTACAACGCCCTGCGTTGGAAGAGGGGCTACAATTTCATCTTCCTCTATCAAGGGCAGACTTTGGAGAAAGGCCATGTGACAAGGAAATGGAGGAAGAGCCATGAAGGTTATTAAAATCATGTCGGGGTTGCTCGCTCTCACGGCTTTGGTGCTAATCGTCATAGCCTGCTTCAAACTCCCCTCGTACGTTGACTACTTAGTGACGAAAGACCAAGGCGTGAACCACGAATCGGCCTCGTTCAGGCTCTTCGTGGCCTCGGGGGTGTGTTTATCCCTTTCTATCATCATCAACGCTCTAGGAGGCATTTATGAATCGGAATAAGCGCAACAAGATCATCTATATCGTCATAATGTCGCTGGTGGTCGTGTCCATAATCGTTTTCGGCCTTATAGCCATGTACGCCAGCGGGTACACGATAGTGTCTTGGCTCGCTAAGTTCTGGCCTTGGCTCGTCTTGGTCGCCTCGGGGGTGGTAATCCTCGGTGGCGGGTTCTTGCTTTATATTAAGTTGGGGGAAGGAAAATGAAAAACCCAGTAAAAATGACTTACGAGAAAATCACGGACGGGATAGCCCGCCAAAGGATAATCACCTACCTTTGCTACCTCATCATCGTGGCTACTGCGGTTCTGTCCTCGGTCATTTCCATGACTTTCGGGCTGGAGCAGTTCAACGCCTCGAAGTTCGCGTTCAACCTTTGCATGAGTTTGGCGATCGGCCTCACCTCTTTGCTCCTCGCCATGCGCGACGGTGAAATGGTGAACGACGATAGAAAGACGGGGGATTACTCCGAGGCCAAAAAGAACTTCAAGGACACGCGGGCGAAAATCATTGATGTCGGGATTTTCCGCCAGTACACCGATGCCGTCTATGAGAGGGAGAGGCGGTCTTACGTCGATTCGGTCTTGGACGGGTTGTTCATGCCGAGTTTCTACAAGCATGAGTATTTGGAAGTGAGCGACAAGGAGTTCAAGTCTTTGAGGGAATCCCCCATGCTCTACGAGAAGAAGGACGGGTCGAAAGTGCCGTTAGATGTTTTATCCAAAGGCCAATACAAAGCCATTAAGCAATTCCGCGACGGGCGGTACAAGTTCAACAAACTCGATTACTCGTTCTTCATTTCTAGGGGAAGAAACGGATATAAGGCGCAGGCGGATTTGCAGGACAAGGAAAGAGCCAACAAAATCATGGCGGTCCTCTATCGGGGCGCGGTGATTGCGTTGTCCGCCACCATATTCGCCCTCGCCATGGTGAACCCCACTTCCGCAAGCGGTCAGCAGGTCGCGTTCGACGGGTTCTCGCGGATTTGGACGATGATTACCTCTTTGTTCATGGGCTACACGATTGCTAATGACGAAATGAAGAAGGACATAGGCTCGTTGGAGTACAAGGTCGAAATCATCGAGCAATATTTCAACGAGAAAGATGCGGGGACTTTCAAGCCGCAGAACGTGGACGAGCAAATCCTAAAGAAGATCGCGGAGAAGGAAAAGGAGAAAGCCAAAGTCGAGGTCATGCCGATGCCCGAACCCCAGCCCATGCTCCCGCCCCCCGAGAAAAAGGTTGAGAAGGAAGTCATACCTTTGGACGACATTAAGTGATAATATTGAGTTAGGAAATAGCACCTTCGCTATTTCAGAACAACGCGGTTCCGATTTGCCTCCTAACCGCGTTTTTTCGTGGTAAGATATAACAAGTCCACCGATATTGTTCGGTGGCGGATTCCATGGGGAAAGCGGACATTAAGGGTGTCCGTTTTCTTTTTGTTCAAGGCGCAAAAAAACAAAAGGGTATGTATTTATACCCTTTTGGAGATAAAACGCTCCCTAGACCCCTAGAAACGATTTTTAAGGCTATTTGGTTATCGGGGTGTCGGTCGGTGCGCGTGTGAAAACCGCGTCAAGGACATAGAACAATCCCCCCACGGCTTCGCAAATGACTATCACGAGAACCCCGTCCGAGGCTTGCTTCAGCAAATCCTCGCACATTTTGATAACGTAATAAAAGACTAAGCAGGTCGCAACGGACATGAGCCATTTCAGGCTTTCCGCCAAAACGATCATGGCGTAATGCTTGCCAGCCTGCATTTCGTTTTGCGCCTTCATGCTCCCCAGCTTCTCGGCTAAGTCCGTTCGGATTTTCAGCCAGTACACGATCAATAGGGGGATAACGACGAGCCATAGGCCGATAGGCAAACTCACCAAAGGCTTTTTGGCGCTGTCGCCCTCGGTCGAATAGGCGATTACGAAGAAAACGAACGGCCCTAGATAGGCGACCAAGAACCCGACCACCCTAAGCCAGTGGTGGATAAACGCGTTTTTGAGGTCGGCGCCCAAGTCCGCCCAAAACTTCTTCCACATTAGTTTTTCAAGGCTTTCTTCTTGGCCTTGGCTTCTTTCTTTTGGTCTTTGAGCGTGGGCACGAAGGCGTAGGTTTCAACGGCCTTGTCGCCCTTGGCTTTCAGTTCTTCGAGTTTGGCTTTCCTATCCTTCAACTCCAGCGCCCTTTTAGCGGACAGGGATTTCACGTCCGACATACGCTCGCATTTCGATAACTGCTCGGTGAAGTCGATATCCTTGTCCGTGTCTTGGATTTGGGTTGCGATGAACGCGCAGATATAACTCACGAGCCAAAAAATCCTAGAGAGGGTTATCCCTCGGTAGTTCTTGTTCTCTTGGGCGTTGGTGACGGTCTTTGCCAAAGAGGCCACGGCAGGGACTCCCACGACCGCGATGAAAGACACCGCGCTCGCCAAATAAGCGTTCCAGCCGTTTTGATTCAGCCAGTTGGATATGTTGGAAATCCAATCGGACACCGCGTTTGAAGATATCATTGTTCGGCCTCCCCGAAAATCTTTATGAACCGAGCGACCACGCAATCGTATTTCGCCAAAAGAGCCTTGCAGTCTCCGCTGGCTTCAAGCGCTTCGGCTTTGGCTTTCAGCGCCTCGGTTTTTTGGTCGGAAGAAACGCCATTGTCCAGTTGCCAGTCCAAAAGAAGGGAATCGCAAGCATAGACGAAACGCCATTTGGAATAATAGGATTTCTCGTAATTGAGTTTGTCCTGCTCGGCCTTTTCCTTGGCTTCCTCTAAGTCGGCCTCCAACTTTTCGTCATCATCGGCCTGCTTGTTCTTCTTCGCCAAAAGTTCGATCGAGGAAATGTCGTTTTGGGAGTTGAACTCATGGACTTCCTCCAAACCTATGATTTGGCCTTTTGGATTGTGCTTATAGACAACTTGCTTGTTCATTTTTGGCCTCCGCTTCGGCTTTCATACGGGCTTCGTAATCGACCCAAACCCCGCCGATCAGGATAAGATGGGTTCCGCCCACGATGGCCTCGTCCCCTTCCTCAAAGCGGACTTGGTAGCCCCTTTGTGTCTCAAGGGATTTCAACTCGGATTCGTCTTTGACTATTGCCTTAATCATGGTTTCCCCTCCTTAGATGGCATTGGTCGTGTACATTCCGTATCCGTTCAAATCGACGTAAATCTCGGCGTTGCTGGTCTTGGAGTCGATGTCAGTAGCCACAAGCGTTCCGGCGTTCAATCTGTTCCGCGAGCGGACATGGTTGTACAAATCGTAGAAATTGACGAAATAACTATAAGTCGCGGCGGACACGGTCGAGGTAATCTCAACCATGCATGTCTCGGTTCCCGAACCTTTGAAATGGATATAGGTATCGGCAGTCGGGGTAGACATGGTTATTTGGTACACCCGATGAGCGTGAGGTTGGGATAAGGTGGTTTTCGGGGTGACGATATAAGGGCTTCCGCTCGTTCCGGCTCCCGTGACATCGAAATACGGAGATGTTCCGGCAAGTATGTTGGCGGAAGTCTCGGTGACGATTGTGGGAGCGCCAACGCCCAAATAATCCGTGAGTTTTCTCAAATTGGGGTAAGCGGAGGTTGCGGTCGCGTTGTAATCCACGTCCGCGTTTCGGAAAAGAACGTAGTCAGGGGAAAACGAGGCAATGTAATTGTTTTGTGGTTCTCCGTTTGCGGAATTGTTGCCATCGAATGAAACCCACCTTAGTATTTTTGATATGGCTCTAAATCCTATTGCGATGGAAAAACTTCCGCTGGCGGTGGAATTAGTTCCGCTGGCGGTGGAAAAACTTCCGCTGGCGGTGGAAAAACTTCCGCTGGCGGCGGAATTATATCCGCTGGCGGTGGAATTATATCCGCTGGCGGTGGAATTATATCCGCTGGCGGTGGAATTATATCCGCTGGCGGTGGAACCATTTTCGCTGGCGGTGGAATAACCTCCGCTGGCGGTGGAATTAGTTCCGCTGGCGGTGGAGCCGATTCCGCTGGCGGTGGAGCGAACTCCGCTGGCGTTTCCGCATGGGACGGTCTTATACGGAACTCCTTTAATCACGATTGTGTCAAGCGAGGCGACCGCGTTGTTGAACGCCGTTTTGTAGGTCTCTTGAACCCATGTCCCCCAAGTTGAGGCGGTTTTCACGCGATAGTAAATCGCCATCGTGCCAAATGACACGGCGGTTTGCGTGGCCTCGGCTGCGCCAGTGTTTGAGTTCACGTGCGTGACGTACCAAGACGAGGACGAATTAGGAACGCCTGTGGCGGTTCCGAGGCAGGTATAGAAACCGCTGAAAACTATGGCGTTCAAATCGGTGACCTGCGTTCCGCCGTAAGCGCCTAAAATATCGGCTTTCGTCACCGTCACATCGGACGTGAGCGCGTGCCCGTTGACGGTTCTCGAAGCGGGAACGTATACCGACAAATCCACCGTTCCGCCCAACGCGTCCCACGCCGTGCCGTTCCAAACGAAATTGGTTCCGGCGGGAATGTTGCCATAGGCCGCGATGACGTTGTAAACGTCCCCAGCGGAAGGGTTCGAGGGCAAATCGGCGTAAGTCGGAACGCTTCCCTTGGGTTTGTAGACGGAGGACACTTTGGAATCCGCGTAACTCTGCGCGGAGGCCAACGTGGCGGAATCGCCGTTTTCCCTCGCGAGCGCCTCGGCTGAAACGGCGGATGACCTATCTGTGATCTCCTGCGCTATCGCGGCGGCGTTCGTTTGTTCGGCAGTTTCTGCACGCGCGGTTTCGACCGCGACGGCTGAATCGACATAGGATTCGGTCGCTATGGTTTCATCGTCGGTCAAAGCCGGAAATCGCAATAAGTTTTCGTCTATATATATTTCAGTGCGTTCGTATTGGGTGAGGTGGGCGCCTTGGCTAAAGGCCAAACCGCCAGGGGTCATTGTGGAAGTGTCGGTCCCGTTAGACCACGTGGAAGCGTAGTAGCCGAAGTTCACGGCCCCGAGCATGGTTCCGCCGGTCAAAGGCAGGTAGCCGGTGTACTGCGACCATGCAGACCACTCGGGGGTGGTTGCCCCCGAATCATAGGTTCTTTGCGCCCCCACGAAAACGGAATTGCCTGCCAGTTTGTAATAAAGGGTTTGCGTGGTGACGGTTCTCGAATATCCGACAGCAAGCAAATAGGAGTTTCCCGAGGAGTCTGTGAAGTAATACGCGCCAGCGTTCGCGGAGCCGTAATAGTTGTCGATTATGCTACCCGAAGTACCCAAAACGAAATTGACGGTTCCCAAGTTGGGTATCTTCAGCCCCGAAACGTAGTTCATCAGTTCTTTCCACTGCGCTTGCGTAATCGACTCGCTCCAGTCGGTGCTTGAACTAGAGGCGTTTACCATTATCGAGAAGGTCTGCGAGACGATGACCTGCGTGAGATTAGACACAACGAGGTTGCAGGCCATAGGCCCCGCGATTTGCGTGTAGGGCGAGGAAAGGTAGCGATAGAAGCCCCAATAGGTCGTCCCTGCTATCTCGATACTTCCCCATGTCAAAGCGAAGTCAGCCAAAGCGGTCGTAGCACCGTTCGGGGTGCATGATAAGATAGCGGAATAGTTCGAGTGATTGGACTGCGTTATGGAATCGTGGGCCACGAAAACCTGCTCCACCGAATCGGAATATTGCATACAATACCCCGAATTGATTTGCTGAATGAGTTGGTTGCCCGTCCCGAAGTGGAAGAATTGCATATTTGTTTCCTTTCTCAATATATCATTTTAGAGTCGGTTGTGAGAAGAAAAGAGGTAGAAGGCGAACGGAGAGCCTGCCGCGATCGTTTCGTTTACCGCCAATAAAGCGTTCCCGTTCTCGTCAGCAATCATCACGCTGGAGCAGGCCGAGCCGAAAGAGTACTGCGAGTCGCCGTCATACAAGGCCAGACTCGCTCTTAGGCCGCTGACTATGCTCATAGAGAACGCGAAGCCCGTTGTCGGGGTGAGTTCCGTGCCAAAGGCTTTCGTTTCAAATGGGGAGTACACCCCGTTGACGAACACGCGAACCTTGCTCGGCAAAGACTTCGAGGCTAGGTAGGATTCCTCAAAGAGTTTCGAGTAAATCATCAACGGCGAGTTTTGGTAGGGCAACGCGATTATCTCGTAGTTCAGTTTGAAGATATCGTTCGGTCGTTTCGCTATCGAGATATTCTGGAAATACACTCGGTTGGTACTCGGTTCAGATGCCACGGGGTAGTTATCGAAATCCGATATCGCGGACGAGGGGCATAGCCAAATATTCGCGGTATCGGTGAACCCTCGGGAATCGGTGTAATAGACCGCATAGGAAGTGAGGTTCGTGGTGAACCAACTTCCAGCGGAAGCCTTTAGGCCGTTCCCAGCCGAAATCGGTTGGTCGAATCCACCTTCAAAACATAAAGCGTTGCCAGCGGAGTAAGCCAAAATCGGCATATAGACATAATCCGTTTGGGCCGTTCCGCTTGAAGTCGCGTAACTCCCTTGGAACACCGCGAAGTCGATAGAATCGACGGAAATCGTCACGGGTCTGCTTCCATAGGTGTAACCTGCGGTTCCGCTTGGTATGATCGCGCTCCACATGGACAATAAGGAATAGAAATCGTAATGAACCGCGCTCGCGTTCGAGGAACTGGAAAGGGAGTAATAAACGTACTCTTGGTAAATCGTTTCGCTCGCCAAACACCTTTGCGTGTCAATGCCAGTGTACCTTATGTCCCTGTCCAAAGTTATCTTGGAAGAGAGTTGGTTGTAGTTCGCGGTGAGTTGCAGTTCGCACTTTATCCCGTTGCCCGAAATCGTTTGCTTGACCGACTGGACGACCCACGTTATGCCGTCTTGGATTATCGTTTGCCCTTTTTGCGGAACCTGCGAGGCCGAGGAATAGGTGTAGACGACCTGCCTAGTCTCCTCGCCTAGCCTAGAGGCCAGCCCTAACATATTCGACCCCATTTTGTTGAGGTCGATGACCGCGCCCGATTGCCCGATCAAACTTTCCCCTGCGCGTTTGTCATCGGGGCTTTCGACACGAAGGCAACCATCTTGGATAGGGATATACTCAACCCTCATGCGAAGATTCCAAATATCGTTCTTCGTTCCATCGGAGTTAAGGAATATTTCCGTTGGCGAAACATTAACGCCAGTCATTTTGAACAAAGCCGATATAAGAAGAACTTTGTAAGCGTAATCGGAACCGCTTGCGTTTTGGTTTATCGTTCCCACATAAATGCCCTTTTGGCCTTTTTGATACCAAAAGGTATTCGACTGCGTTGCCGACATATTCGCGCTTGTGCTTGTCTGCGTGTCAAGCAAAGACCAAGCGGATTTCTCGACAACGAAATCGTCTATGTCCAACTGAATATTTATAGGGTAATCATGCCCCAAATCCTCGCCGTGGTTGCAATAAACATAGCAACGATTTATAAAGGAGATTGCTTGGGGGGTCGGGATATACCAATCGTTGGCCTGCGGAACACCCAAAGAACCGCATTTTGCCTGACACCAAGAACCCGAAATCGCTGGAAACGAAACAAAGTTCTTTTGGCTTCCGTTTTGGTAATTGGCGACAATGCCATTCGTCCTGTTCTCATCTTGAACCGAGCCTGCGTAGGCAACGAGATTGCTCGCCATGGCCCCGTTTCTTTGATTGAGGTATTCCACGCCCAAAACTCCGTTTTCGTCCATTGTCGGAACGCCGTCAAAGGAGCGATAGACCTCGGTTAGGCAGTCGTAAAGCGTGTTGCCTTGGTTGAACTGGAAATCTGGCGCTGGCGTGGTATTCAGAAAATCAAAGAACTCGCCCGAAGTCGGCAATGAGCAAATCGCCTCGCTCGTTGTATTTATAGAATCGGTCGGCCTGAAAGCGCCGTTGATAATGCCTTGAAGCACGTTCAGGTATGAATAATAATAACCGCTTACATAAAGGGTTATATCGTACATTAACCTTGCTCTTAAGTCCCCTTGTCCAAGGTCGGCGCTAGAAGGTTGCGTTGCGTTTATCGTCAAATCAATAGTCCCTGCCGACTGCATAAGCGCAATTTGCGAAGGCGTTAGTTCTATTGATTGGTTGTCGTTGGTAAGGCTCAATGAAAAAAGCGGAGTCTCGGTCGTCCCCGAAACAGAGTTTACGACCACCGATTGCGCTGGATAACTCGAAGTGTAATTCATGCCGTCTACGGCTGGATGATTGTTTACCATTATCGATGACACGAGAATTACCCTCATCGTCATCTTGGCGTTGGTCAATTTAAGTTTTGGCGATATTCCTATTTGATCTTTCCAAGTGTAAGAAACCGAACTTGTCCAGTTATAGGTTTTCGGCATCGGGAAATAACTCACATAGAAACCGCAGTTGGTCTTTACCCTGAACATTCCTAAATTGGCTGGTTGCGCGAAGTCCATTCCCTTGACTAGGTGGAAATGCAACTCACGCGTGTTTTGGGCGTACTGGACGGTGTGGTAGTAAGAAGGGGTGGCCCTGTCGGCTATCTGAACTTGGTCGCTCACGATGACATAGAAATGCGAAACGGCGCTATCGTCAACGTAGGTCAGTTTCGCGCCAGTCGAAAAGCAAACCCTGTTGGTTATCGGGCCGACTATAATCTGCCCTTCGTCCAAGGATTCGTCCTGCGTGAGTTTTTGGGTCGGCAGGATAGAAACGTATTGAGTTATGTCCGTTCCGTTCAATAGCCAGTTCATACCCCTCGCTTCCCCCAAGTGTTGATATCGGCGTTCCCCATGAGTGCGCGTTGCTCCGCTATCTGCTTATTCGCCTTGTCCGTCTCGATTTGCTGACGGGCGTAACTGACCGCCGTCCCTATCGGGTTCATCAAATGGCCTACGCCAGTCTTTAGGTTATTCAAAGCCATTTGGGACGAATAATCCCCCGAATACGCCGTACCCAAATCGACCGCGGTGGTGGTTATGTAAGAGGCGACCCCGATGACCGCCATGACGGCGGCTACCCAAGGGACGGCCTTAACGACCGCGCCCAAAGCGGTTCCGACGGGGTTTCTCGCGGTCGAAATGACCGACTGCACTGAAATCGTGGAAGTGGCCTTTTCCTTTTCGGGTTCGGTCGAACTCTCGCTATTCTGCGGAACGGTCGGGTTGTCTTGCGAAGCCCCCGAGCCACCCCCTTCTAGTTGGACTACGATTCGATAATCCATTATAAAGTACCCACCGTTAATTGAGGCTCGATCGTCAGTATAGCCGAGACGGGTTTGCCTAAGTCCTCGGTCAGGCCAATGTCCTTGATGAAGCATTTGGCGAAGCCCGAAGTCCCGAACCACACGTTTCCGCCCACCCTCCAAACCTCGGTCAGGGTCATGGCGGTGTCTTTGAGAGCGCCCGAATCTTTGAGCGCCAACACTTTCAGCCAAAAATAGTTCGCGCGAACCATGCAGGTCAGGGTGGCGACCTGCGCCCCCGATTGGGCTATGCCCTTTTGAAGGTTCGAGGAAAGCCCCTGTTGCTCATAGGCCATTGCGGAACTGGCAACGCTACGAGCGACTGGAACAAGGGTTTCGGAATAGGTGACACCTTGGTAGACGAACGAAATGCTATGTTCGATTTGGTTGCCGTAAATAAGCCCATTGGTTTGCCCCGCGTTCTTCGACCCCGAAAGGTAGAACTCGCAGGTCATGGTCGACCACTCCCTAGAGAGATTCACGGTCTTGCCGAAAATCACGTTGACGGATTCTTTCACTTGGGAATATTGGTTCATGTCCAAATACTGCATTTGGCCCATGGTCGGAACGCCCAACGCGCAAACGCAGTAGCCCGAGGACGAGCCGAAATTGATTTGCTTTCCGTTCACCGCGCTCGCCAAATACTCGAAGTAATTGCGGACGGCTAAGGTGTTCGCCACGGGGAATAAGAAAGTCATCGTCAAAGACATAGACCACATATTGACATCGGGGAAAGCCTCGTATCTCCCTGCCGAGTTCTGCTCGACCATGACGGGGAATCTCGTTTGCTTGTTCTCCAAAGAGGCCACGGAATCCGCGAAGGGGAGTTCGGGCGACCGCACATCGAAATAAGTCGAGGTGTCGGGTCTAGGCAAAGACGAAACCAAGGAATCCGTCCCATTGAGGACGGCTTTTATTTTAGTGACGAACTCCTGAATGTCGATCATATGTCGTACCTCCCGTAGCCCTGCTCATCTTCGGTGTACCCCAGTTTCTCGGCTTTGTTGAGGATTACTTGGAAAGCGAGGTAGGTCGCCTTGTTCGATATGAAGCCGTCATGCTTATGGGAACCAGGGTGGAACTTCCCCTCGAATCTGCCCCCTATGCCGAAAGGCAAAGGCCGACCGAAAGCGTGCGGTATGTCGTGGGGCGAAGTACCCTCTTCCAAATATGGGATATAAGGCGCGACCGCAGTGTCGAAAGTTATCGTTGAAATCGAAGCGCCTATCATCTTTTGGACTGGCGTTTGGTAAACCGCCCTGTCCCTCAATCTCCCCGTCCTCAAAGGGAACCACGCCGCGCTTTTGATTTGAACCATGGCGGAATGAGTCCACTGCAGGCAAAGGTTGTCGCGTTGCCTCTCGGTCATGTTATGGCAATCCTCTTCGGGGCCATGCGCTCGTTCAATTCCTCGTTCGAGGACTGCATACGCAATTTCTCGGTGTGGACTTCGAAGGACTGGACCCGCCACAATCTCCCCCCGTCCAAAATGTATTTTGAAATGTCGGACGATCCGACGAAAACGATCACATCGTCCTTCTTCATTTCCGAGATTTCCAAAGGAAGGTAGTTGGTTTCGACGTAACTTTGGGAAGATGAAGCCCAAAGCCCCCCCACGGAAGAACTTTGCTTCGATACGGTGAGTTTGCGACCCTTGAAATAAACGGGGGTCAAAAAGTCGTTGAGCGAATCGCCCAAAGCGTTGCTCTTCCTCCGCAGGTACGCGCACACCTGCGTGTTGTTCTGCGGGTTCATCAATAAGCCCAATCCGCGTAAGCCGTGGAAGGCAGGCTCACGCCCAAATAGAATCTTTTGTTGAAATAATATTGCGTAGGCCCGATAGTCACGAACCCGTCCATTAAAATGTCTTTGGCCTCGGGGCATACCCGAGCGTTCCTAATCGAGTTCTCATCAATGCTGACATTGGAAACGGGGTCGATTGGGGAAACGTTCGCAATGGAGTCGTAGTTGCTTTCGGCATCGGCCTCCATTTGGGCTTTCATGGCCTCTAGGATTAGGTTCATGCCTTGCGTTGTGCAGGACACAAGCCACTCAACGAAAAGCCAGTTGCTCCCGACCACTTGATGCTTCAAGAAGCGGTAGATATGGTTGGAGTAACTGACGGCTTTCCTTTTGGCTTCGTCGTCCGACCACGCGGGCTGGGCGTTCTTCAAAATGGAAATGTCCAAAATCCAGCGGTGGGTCGTCGGGTCGTATACCCTTTGGCCCTGCACGCTGACGGGAGCGACATAGACTTCGTTCAATGTTGCCATGGTTTTTAAGGTTTTGCCGATCGTTGGGGTCGAACCAACAATCCGTTATCGGCATAGATTGGGGCGGGAAGGAGGTAATGAACCCGCCCCTTAAACGCTCACGCGTTCAATTCATTAGGCGATAGCGACGGAGTAGATGGCAGAGATTTGGCCCTGCTGGGTGTAGGCGATGACATTGGCGTACTTGCCAGCGGTCAGGCCGAGGCCGCTAATGGTGGCGGAGGTCGAGAGTCCCTTCACGCTCGCGGCTTTGTAGCCCGTAACGAAGGCAGGGAGGCTCGTGACGGCGCTATCGCTTTGGAAGTAAGCGAAGCCAGCGACTGCGGCGGAAACGGTCTGCGGATTGCCAGCCTGCGCGTAAGAGGTGTAGGTCGGGGCGCAGACGATTGCGGTCGTTGAGGCGGTGGCGGTCAAAGCGAGGTTCGCAAGGCGCGAGCCTTTGCCGATGATGGTCGGGGTCTTGGAGATGATTCCGAAGATTCCGAACGGGTTGACATAGCCAGCGTTCATAATGAACACGTTGCCCTTCGTGAAGAAGGTTCCCGCGCCCATGCGGTAGTTCGGCTGGAGCCGAGTCCCTTGTCCTTGCGGAGCGGGGATAGTCTTAACGCCATTGTCCGCGAGAGCGAATTGGTTGGCGTAGCCCGAGGATTCGACCGCGAGGAAGCCCGAGGCCGCCAAAGTGCCGTACGGGAAGCCGAGGTATTCTTCGGCAATCCGAATCTTCATGGGCGATAAGAGGTTCATGTCAACGGCCCCGTAAGTGCCGTGATAGCCGTCCTCCATGGTGTTCTTCACATCGCCAGCCGAGAACGCGCCAGTCTTGAGCATATCTTGGGCGAAGTTCGACCCGCCGACGATAAAGGCTCCAGTCTGACGGATTAACTTGGTGATTCCGTTGATGTAGAGGATTCTCCGAGTGTCCTCGGGGAAAATGTCGATTCCGTTGTCGGGGTCGCCAGCGTTTAAGGCATCTTCGGCTTCATCGAAGCACGGGCGGATTCCGTCGGTTTGGCCCGCGGTGTAAGTCACAACGTTAATATGGGCGAAATCGTTGTAGAAAGACTGGAAGAACTTGGTCGCGAGGCACATACCGTTCTTGACGAGGTACACGCCTTTTCCGATTTGGCTACTCCAGTCGTCCATTTTGAGTTGCGGGACGAGCGAGAGGTTGTTGTACGGGACGTCAATGTTGGTGTCCACGACATCGAGAACCTCCAAACTGTACTCGGAGTTGCTGACTTGGAGCGCGGAACCGCTGAACGAACCGCCATTGACACTTGCCCCTAAACGACGGGGAAGAATCGGCAGAAGATCGGGTTTCGGAACGCGGATTTGGCTGACGGCCTCTTCCTTGGTGTAGGACGAATAGACTCCTTTGTTATCTCTTTCGGAGTCGCCTTGAAGGTAAGTTTCAAGGACTTTCTCGGTAATCCGAATATCTACGGAAGTACCATTGATTTGAGCGGTGAACGGCATAATCTTTTTTCCTTTCGCTAATTATAGCGTTATCTCATGCCAGCCTTTTTCTGCAAGGCTTCGAGTTTCTTCTCATCGGAAGATTCCTGTCCTTCTTGCGGTTCGGGTTGGGGGTTCGCCCCGATTGGGGCGGGATTTGAACCCTGCGGAAGCGGAACGCCAAGTGTCGCTATGACACCTTCCGCGCTCTTCAATCTTCCTGCCAGCCCTTCCACGGTCTTGGCGAGATCGTTGTATTTTTCCTCCCAGTCAACGCTGGGCGAAGGTTGGGCTTCCTTCGGTTGGGCCACTTGTGGCTGATTCGGCTGAACGGGCTTCGGCTGGGGTTCTCCGCCCTTTTGCGCTTCGGCAGGTTCGGCTTCCTCGGGCTTTGGCTGGCTCGGGTCTGCTTTCGGGTCTTGGCCCGCTGGAGCCTCTTTCGGGGCTTCGGGTTCGGTAGGCGGAACCGCTCCTTCTTTAGGTTGCTCGGGGTCGGCTTCTCCAGCCTTGCTCGGGTTCCCGTTAGGAACTTCTTTCGGGGCGGTTAAATCCTGCATGAAGTTAGCCACCTCTTGGTCGACTGCGCCATAACCTTTCAGTTTGGCTTTCAGTTCATCTTCGTCGATAGTGATTTGCGCCATTATTGTCTCCTTATTTGCAATATATCACGGAAAACGGCCCGTGGGTCAATCTTCCTTCTCGCCATTTTCCGATTCGGCCATGGGCATTTCAGCGGGTTCTTCGGCCTTATGCTTCATGATTTTGTCGATGATGATACTCGAAACTTCCGAGGGGTCAAGCCCTTTGCGGAGGGCGTACTCGGTAGCGAGGCCCTCCAAGTCTTTCTTGTGCCGTTCCTCGTCCATGATGATGTTTTGGATTTTGTAAAGCGCGTTCGGGTTGTCGCGGAACATGGGGGCGATTTTCTTGTAGCCGTCCACGGCCTCAACCTCGTCTTTGTAGGCGAAAGCGATCGCGCCCAAAATCGGGTTGTCCTTGTCTAGGGCCATGATTTTGTCGGCTTGCTCTTCCCCTTCGCTTTCATTGGGCTTCGAGAACTTCTCGAAAGTCTGCTTCGCTTCGTTCATACTGCTCTCCATTCTTGGGGCGGTATGCCCCATTTATTCGCAAAGGCTTCGTATTCGCGAATCCCTTTGTACCAAAGGTTCTCGTACTCCATTGACTTTTTCTTATCGACCTTGGCGAGGAGTTTCGCCTTGGCCTTGATTCCCCTCAACCGCCTTTCGGTGTCGCGCATGAGTTGCTCGGCTTTCGAGGTTTCGGAGGTTTCTTCCTTCGACGGCTTCAATATATCACCTTTTTCGTAGGGTTTGATGAAGTGTCGGCAATTAAAGCCAGTCAAGATGAAATTGTGGTAGCCGTATTTGTCGGTTCTCGCAAGCATATCGCTCAATGAATAGATCGGCTGACCGTCAATCGTCTTTCCCGTCTTGAAGTCGGGCGAGATAGAACTTAGGGTTTTGGAAACGATTTTCCCTTGGTCGGGGAAGCAACGGTCGGAGCAGTTTTGGTGAACCGAGATTCGGAACAAATCCCCTCCCGATTTCAAAGTTTCCTCCATGCGGTCTTTTTGGTGATTCCACCGCACTTCCGTTTCGGCCTCGCTCCACTCGGAAATGGGTCGGACGGCATAACTCGGGGTCGCGGACGGCTCTTGGCCCGACAATAACTCGATAGACCCTTTCACCTTGCTCGGGAGGGTTCGCGCCTCTATGAGGGTGTCCGCCATGCCGTAAGGCGTTGGTGGGATTTTGGAAGCCTCGTCCAAAGCCTTTAACGGGGTCTTTGGCAAAGTCGGGAGAACCAACCGCGCCTCCTCGACTTGGCTTCGGGTTTTCGGTATGACCAGTTCCCACTTCAACGCGGATTGCCACAAGCCGTTAGCCAAAACGCTTTTGTCCGAAGAAGGGGGCAACTCCTTCATCATGTCCTTGATCGCTTTCTCGATTTCTTGGTTGACGAAAGCCATACCGACCAAAGAGAGCATTGCAATAACGATGATTTCCTTTATCCGCATTTCGGCTTTCCGCACCGCTTCCAAAGCCTGCTTGGTTTCCTCCTGCTCGGTGCGAGAACCGCTTTTGACCGATTTTATTTCCTGTTTTTGTGACATTTTCACGATTTCCTACTTCAAAACCTTCGATTTTGGCATTTTTTATTCCTTCTTGGGTTGTTTGAAAGAAGAAAAGCCACCGTAGAGGTTTTTGAGTGTTTCGACCGCTTTGGCGTATTCGTCCGACTTCGGGTCTTCGCCTTCCCCATACTCATTGGCGAACTTGTCCAAAAACGAAAGGTCGTAGAAGTCGGTTTTGTTGAAGAATCCGCCGCCGCCAGTGTGGTGCCATTCGCCGTTGGTGTCGAAGAACTTTTTTACCTTGTCGGTCGATACCCCGAGGATTTCCGAGGCTTGGCTCAAAGGGAATCTCCCTTCAATCGTGGCTTTGAGATCGCGCACGGACTTGCCTTTGGAGTAGCCAGTCGCATGAGGCCCCAATGACCCAAGTTCCTTATTAGCCTCTTCCTGCGCTTTGGCGAACCTTTTTTGCATGGCGATAGCCTTGACCGCCTGAATGTCGTTGAACCCTGCCTGCTTCATGGCCTTAGCCAAACTATCCTGCCTCGCTTTGAGGCCCTTTTGGAATTGCGAGAACTTTTTTTCCTGCTCCGATTGGTCAGAGGCGTATTTTTCTTTTATCTTCGCCACCGCCTTCGAGTAATCCTCTTGCGAAACCTCTTTGCCGTCATGCAGGTCTATGCCTGCGCTTAACAAATCCGAGGTCTCTGGCAATTCAGCCAAACCGATATCGTCTAGGAAAGGGAACTTCGCTTTGACCGCCTCATAGTCGCTCTTTTGAATGGTTTGGGGATTATAACCTAGTTTTTTGGGATTGCGTGCGCTATCGCTTTTGTATGGCGAATTGCGTTGGACGAAAGCCGAAAACGAACCCCAATCGCCCTTCGATGAGAACTTGCCAGTGTTGGGGTCGTATTCTTGCTGGCCTCCGCTTCCATTTTCCTTTGTCGGCATTTCAGTTCCCCCCCAAATCTGGGAACAAAGGCTGGTCGGCCTTGTCCGCCTCTTTTTCTTGGTCGCATTTCGCTATTAATAGTTGGATTTGATCTTCGTCCAGTTCGGGGTGGAGTTCCCGAATCGCATCTTCCCGAGTGATTAAGTGGTTTTGGAGTTCGATCTGAATATCGGCCAAGACTTTCGCCTTGGAGCGCAACCCGACGTTCCCGAACTTGATTTCAGCGTTCCCGTTTATCCCGTTCACGGATAAGAGTTCCTCGATGAGTTCGTTCATTTGGTCGGCAACGCACCCCCTCATGGTTTCCACCCAATCGACGGTGGAATCGTCGTCCGAATCAACCTCGGTGGCGGTTTTCTGCGAGGGCTGGTTTTGCGCCAAGGAAGCCGAAAGGACTTTCGGGGAAAGATTCAGTTTGGTCGCGATGTCGCGGAGTTTGCCGTCGAGCAAAGCACGCCATTGATCGGCCCGAAGGTCGAATTGATTGACTATCGGTTTGTTGGAGTTTATGTCCTGACCGTCGGGCATTTGGTAATTCGCGGATTTCGGGGCGTAAGGGTCGTTCGCGGTCGTCATGGTGGTTTCCGTGCCGTCGGCCTTTCGGACAATCTGCTGGGCCATGTCGGACATATCCAAAGCCTTTGGGGTGAGGACTTGCCCTTGCCCGTTGTTGATGTCGCGCGAGGCGAAGGACTGGATAATGTCGTATTGGGCCAAATCAATGAAAATATCCCTCAAAGCCGATTTTCCGAATGGCATATTCGGGGCGGAGGCATCGTAGCCGTCAGCCTTCAATAGCCATGCGCCCAAGCAACCCTTGGAGAAGGGAAGCGGTATCGGCTCGCCTATTTTATACGCGCCGTAATCGCGGTTTATGGCCTTCTTGACCGCCTCGGGAAGATTGTCCCAATCGACTGGCGAGGCGTTGCCCAACTGGTGTGACTGCGTTCCGCCAACATTCATCACTCGGACGACCTCGTACTCAACATAGGGTATCCTGTCCTCTTTCGGGAACATGAATCTCTTTCCCTCGGAGTCAGTCCAAAGGGACACGCCAGCCTGACCTTTGAAGAAGCGGTGGTCTACCAAGAAGTAAGAGGACGGATCTTTGTCCAGCCCGTCCACGTTTTGGTAAGCCTTTATCAGCGACCGAACCTCTTTCAGTTCGCCGTCAGCCGTCTCGGTGAAGGTGAAATCGTCAAGCCTGCAACAATCGGGCCAGTATTTGCCGTCAGCGGTGCGGTTCAGTTTTATCAGCGAAGTCCCGAAACCGAGCATATAGTCCGTGGAGCGCTTGCAGAAAATGGTGAACTTGTTTCCCTTCGCCCAGCGATGAGAAAGCCATGAGACGGCGTTGAAATCGTTTGAGCCTGCGCCGTTCTTGAAGCCGACCGCGGAGCCGACTATCTTTCGGGCTAGCGAACTGCATAAAGCCGAGGCCAAGCGCGATGAGACAATCCCGTCAGCGTTGTTGTGCAATCCTGGCACATAGCCGTCATAGAATTGCTGGCAACGGCGCACGACTTGCAGATAATAGGGCTGGTACGCGGAAGGGGCCAGCGCGAAGAACATATCGCTGGAGGTGTAGACGACAGATAGGTAGCACGCGATCGCCATCGCGGACACCCGCTGGTTCACCAGTTCGAGGTTGCCCGCGGTCAATTCAGTTCCCATTTATTTTCTCTTTTCCGCCTTGTTCAAGGCTAATATATCACGCTTTTAGGCTCTGTTGATGAAATCTCCGAAGGAAATGTTCAAGGGGTTCTTGAACCAAGACCAAACCGCGTAGGTCATGGCATCGGAGGCATCGTTGGGGATAGAGTCGTCGTACTTCAACCCCGTTTCGTCCATGCGAAGCATCTTCGCTTGGTCGTAGGGCGGGTTCAAATACCCATTGACCCACACGGGCTGGACATTACCGCCATTGTGCTTCCAATACCCCGAATCCATGATGAAATGGACCCTCCGCTTCGCCAAAACGCCCCGCACGCAATCGACCATGCCCACGATAGTGCCTTTTGAAACGGGGTAAATCCCATTGCACCGCTTGGCGAAATGGAATCTCAAAGACTGGCCCAATTCGGGCGCGGCAGAATCGTAGAACATGAAGATCGGAACGGACAAGCAGCTCAAATCGGGGTAGCGTTCGCAAATCCCCTTGTAGTGGACATTCCCATTATCCCAACCGTAAAACCATTTCCACGCGGGGCCGTTCGGGTCGCACATGGGCCATGAAGCCAACACCCCGTACTTTTTTGGCTCCCAATAGAACAAATCCCTAGAGGAAATCCAAAAGTCCCCGTCCTCGGTCACCGCGCAAACGCAGAAGCAAGTCGCATCGCGGTCTACGGCTCCGTCGCACCCGATAACCAAGGCCACGACCCTCCGATGCTTGGAGGCGGTTTCCGCATCGCTCCGATACACGCAATAGTCTTTGAAATTGAGCATGGGGTAGCACCCGTCGCTCCCTCCGCCCGCTTTCCCGCGATAGAACCAATCGTAATGCTCCCTGTCCTCGCGCCTATTCTTCCGAATATCCCGCAAGTCAATGTCGTTGATGAAAGGGAGTATGTCCAAATAACTAGGCTCGATGAAATGCCAGTCGGGGTCGAAGCGCACCCTGTTCGACCAGCGGTTAATCCAGTGGCCCTCGCTTTGGGGCGGATTGTACTGGACTATCATCTTCCAGTCGGGGTCGGTCTTTCCGTCCTTCGTGGTGAAGTTTCGCCTTACGGAGGCGCACGCTTGGTTAAAGGCGTTCTCGGTTCGGAACTCCTGCGTTTCCGAAAATATGACTCCTCTAAGGTGATGAGAAGTCTTTATGCCGTGGGTTCGGTTGTCGTTCGTGCCTATCGAATCGGCCCCCATGAAATAGATCGTTCCCGCGTTCTTCCTTCGCATGATTTTGAGGGGAGAACCGAGTATGTGGAACTCCTTTCCCAAACCGTTGTCGCGTATCAAAGACATGACTTCCTCGTAATCGGTGGTTCTGAAACTCTCGAACTTCGCGCGGAAAACAATCCAATCCGCGTAAGGGTGGGAAAGCATATCTTGGCACGCATAGATGATCGCGTTCGCGGTCTTGCCCGACAAACGGCCCCCGGCCTCGACTATCTGATGATAAAGAGGATTCCAAAGGTCTTTGAACACCAAAGGAACTTTTAGGCTCAAAACGTGGTTTTCAAGCATCTTTCTGTTCCCGCTTGTCTATCTCGTTATCTATATCTATGAGTCTTTTGGCTTGGTCTGGCGTGTCGGGCGAAATGAAGGTGACGACGATAGACTCCACCCTCTCGTTCTCGTCACCCTCTTCGGCCTGCTCGTCCTTCGCCATTTTGACCGCGGACTGCAAGGCTTTGAGTTGGTCGATTTTCTCCGACCGCGCGAAAGGCTTTAGATTGGGGTCGTTTATGGCCTCGGAGATTTGCAACGCTATGTCTTGCAAACTCGGCAAAGCCTTAATTTTTGAGTCCTTAGAATCGCTCATTTCGATAACTCCACCGACAATGATACCAAGTTCCCCTCTTGGTTGTAGCCGTAATTGAACTTGGTTAATTTGTACCCTTGCTCCATGAGGCTTCTTTTGAGCAGCTCCCCGCCCTTCGTCATCAATGAAACGTTCTTTATGGATTTCATGCGTTCTCCAATTCGTTTATGAGATAATCCCTTAGAGACTCGAATCCACCGCTGAAAACCTTAGAGTTCTTCGGTTGTTTCCCTTCGTTTTCACCGCGCGGTTTCCGCCACACTTCATAGAGGGAATATCCCCTACCTTCGTCATGGTCGAAACGCCACACGGTCCTTAGGGTCCAATCGAACATCGGGACCGCGTTCGAGAGTTTAATCATTAGGAAGTTGATTCCGTACTTCATGGCCTAATTATATGACAAGAAAAAACAACTTTTGACAATTTCCCCCTTGTTTATCGTTTACAACACTGTATAACAGAGTTGCTCGCAAGGAGGGCAAAATCATGGAATTGAAAGACAAAATCAACCGCAAAGGCGTGGTGCTGACTTACAAAAACAACATTTAACAACATTTTGTTGCATGGCGTTTACACCATGCTATAATGAATAAGGTTTCAAGGAGGCAAAAACATGAAACTGAAAATCAGCCTAGACGACCAGAAGAGAATCGCCAACGGGGAAACCGTGGAGTTCGTCCAACACGGACTGAACTTCTCGATTGAGCCAGTCGATTACGAAACATCGTTCAAGGTCAACGGAACGTACTGCTCCGTCACCTGCTTCGCGGAGAACTTCAAACCGCAGTTGGAGAAAGGCTCGCTCATCGAGCCGAGCGTGTCCGAAGAGAACATGAGCGGGAAAATCAAAGTCTGCGATTGGTCGGGCCATATCCACCCCTACGATGTCCGCACGACTGGCAAGCACCCCGTCCACATGATCGACGGAGGTAGTTACCTCACCGAAGATGCCCGCTATTCGGGCGACGGTGATATGGGTTGGTTCTTCCTCAACGCGAAGGACTACGCTTGGTTCAAGGCGAACCTCAAAGAAGTGGAGGCCACCGAATTATGCTGACCGAATACGAAGCGGTGGAAATCTGCGAGGGGCTGAACTACAACGTGGCCCAACTCCTCGGGGCGACCCGCCACGACATCGAGTGGTCGTTCGACATCAAGTCCACCGAACTCGGTGGCGAGTGTATGTGGTTCACCAACGCTAAGTTCTTCAACAAAATCCGTTTGGACCGCGAACTTCTCGAATACCCGAACGCATTGAAACTCGTGGTTCTCCATGAGTTATGCCACGCGTACGATTACGATCACTCGCACCATGGAAAGCCGTGGCAGAGAATCGCGGAGAAGGTTGGGAACGCCTACCATACCAAAATCACCCGAATCGGGTTTGGCGACGAGGAATACGAAAAGCGCAAGGAGGCCGAATGCGAAGCGAAGAAGCAAAGATTGATTCAACGGCCTTTGGCGGGGTGGCTCATCAACGAGGAGCATAATTACAAAATCGGAGTCCAAGGAAGCAAGAGCCGTTACAGAGAACCGCATAGGTGGCAACACGTTTGCGATGACGGCTCTAGGTTCCCATTGAAGTTCGTGGAGGCCACCAGTGGAAAGTAGCCTCGCAGACGAAGTGACGATGTTCCGCAAGAAGGTTATCCACATGGGCAGGGAATCGTTCTGCCTCTACGCGGAAATCACGCTTGCGGAACTAAGAGCCATAGAAAGGGGGTTCAAGCCGACACAAAGGGTTTACGAGCAGTTGTCATGGCTAATGGGGCTTTCCGTTGAAGCCCTGCAAGAATTGGAAGTAGTCTATCAAAGGAAGATCGGGCATCAAGCCCGAAAGTTGCATTAAGGAGGCAACCTATGTACGAAATCGCATTGATTGAGAAAGACGGGAAGGTGGTCCTCGACCCGTCCTTCGATTTGAAACTTTTGGAGGACACGCTGGATTTGGAAATCAAGAACGCGCAAGCGATCACCCCGACCCCCGAGAACGCTGACGAGTGCGCCAAGCAGGTGACGAAGTTGAACAAGACCCTGAAAGAGAACCTTGCGAAACTGGCGACCGCGCAAGAGCCGTATCTAACCGCTATCGAGGAAGCCTCGAAGCCGTTGGCGGACTTATTGGGCAAGTTCGCCTCGGAGGTCAAGGATTACAAAGACGAAACACTCAAAGCGAAGAAGGAAGCCCGATACGAAAAGGCCAAGGAGATTTACTCCAAAGTCTTAGGCTCGTTGCTTCAAGACGGCTCGCTGGACGGCGAAGCCCCCAAGTTCGAGGAAGTCTACCTTCCGTCCTACTACAACCTCACCAACGAGGCTTTGGAGGCCGTGCTTAAAGAGAATATCCAAGATTCCTTGAAGCGCCAAAAGGCCGTTGGCAAAGTCGCCACGTTCGTTTTCGAGGGCGAGAAGATCGCGCAAGCCGAAAAATTGCTGACCGAGCATGGCTGGGTCAAGGACAAGGATTTCAAGGAGGAAATCTTATGAGCGACAATTACCAAGTATTATGCAAAGTCGATGTTTCCGAACACGTCGAGCAGAAGAAGAGCAACTGCGGCCCGAGCCTTAGTTACCTCTCTTGGGCGTGGGCATGGGCCTATGTCCGCAACCAATGCCCCGATTGCTCGTACGAAATCGAGCGTTTCAACGGAGTGCCTTACCTCTACGACCAAAAGGCGGGCTACCTCGTAATGACGAAAGTCACTATCCAAGGCGAAACCCACGAAATGTGGCTCCCCGTCATGGACGGAAACAACAACGCCATGCTCGACCACCCCTACGAATACCAAACCAAAAACGGCAAGCGGAGCGTGGACTCCGCCACCATGTTCGACATCAACAAAGCGATCATGCGTTGCCTCGTGAAGAACCTCGCCATGTTCGGCCTCGGGCTTAAACTCTATGCTGGCGAGGATTTGCCAGACGATAGCCCGAATACCCCTTCCGAGCAACAAAACGTTCCCACGGCCCCGAAAAACGACAAATCGGGCGAGTTGCAGTGGCAAATCAAGGACATCGTTTCAAAATTGAACCCTGCCAACACGATGAAGTTCGTTGATTGGCTCCAAAAGCACGGGGTCGATTCGATTTCGGAAATCACCGACGAAAAGGCTTTGACCGCTTTGCTTGCGAACCTCAAAATGGTTTTCGACAAGGAAGAGCAAGAGGCCAAAAAAGCCTCCGAGAGCCAAGAACCTATCGACGACGACAAATTGCCGTTCTAAGGAGGAACCATGAACGAAGTCATTGAGAAAATCGCAAAGTACCGTTTAGCCGTGCAGGAAACCGAGTCCGCGCGGGAGGATTACCGAACCGCCTCCCGACGGCTCGGGGAGAGCATAAGGTCTTATATGCAAAAATCGGGTTTTTCCTATCAGCAACTGGCGGACAATATCGGGGTTTCCAAACTCGAACTCTTCTTCGTGTGCCGAAACCACCGATGCCCGAGCGAAAAGACGGTGGCGAAGATCGAGAAATACTTTTCGGAGGTGGAATAATGGCGAACCGTCGCATGATTAGCCGTGATGTGGCGGACACCTCGTTCTTCACCGATATGCCCGCTTCCGCGCAGGCTCTTTATTTCCGCCTCGTTTTGGAAGCGGACGACGAGGGCTTCGTTGCGAGCGTTCGCACCGCCCAGTTCAAGAGCAACGCCTCGATAGACGACCTCAAAATCCTTTTGGGAAAAAGATTCGTCCTTCCGATGAAGGAAGGGGTGGTGGTAATCAAACACTGGTTCCAAGAAAACTATATCGCACCAAACCACTTCAAGCGCACCCAATGGACTGAACTGGAGGAAAAACTTTTCGTGAAGGTTGACGGTTCATATACCGACGACCCGAGCAAGGGCAAGCCCTTCAAGAATCTCATTTCAGACCAAGGTCTTAACCAAGCCTACAAAACACCAGTTGAAATCGAGAAAAAAACCGATGCTGACATTTTGCTGACAAATAGTCAGCCCAAGTCAGTAGAAGTAAGTGTAGTAGATAGTAAAGAAAATGAAGGTAAGTCTAAAGAAGAATCCGTAAAAGATACGGATAACGGAGGTATGAATAAAAGCGCATACGCGCAAAAACTGCTCCAAGCGGATTTAATCCAAGACCGAGATTCGTTGATCGCTTTGCTCCCCGATTCTATCCCCGAGGGTATTCTGAACCTCGTGGAGGCTTCGATGAGGAAGGGCGAGTACGAATCCAACCTAAAGAAGTTCGCTTCCTTCATGGAGAAACTATGAAAAGCATAATGACGGACGACTTCACGAAGTGCTATTTGTGCGGTTCGCATGAAAGAATCGAGATTCATCACATCATGGGTGGGGCCACTCGGGATAAGTCCACCGAGTACGGCCTCATCGTCCCGCTATGCAGGTCTTGCCATGACAGACTGCACTTCTCGAAGGATTCCCGCAAACTCATGGACGGGCTTAGAAAGGAAGCCCAGGCGAAGTTCGTGAAAGCCTATCCCGACAAGGACTGGCTCAAAATCTTCCACAGGAACTATCTATGAACGAAGAATTATTCAAGCATTACGATGAGGAAATCAAAGCCGAACTATCCCAATATGGCGAAGTGAAGCGCGAGGATAAGGATTCCGGGTTCATCTACACCGCAGGAGAAAGCGAGCAGGACTCCGCCTTGTTGATTCTCTCGAAAGACCTCGCGCGAGCCGTCGCGGGGTACGGACAAGGGTCTTATGCGTGCTTAGTTCGCCTCGACCAAGGCTACCCGATCAAACTCGCTTTTGACATTATCAAGAAAGACCATGACGAAGTTATGAAGGAGCGCGGGGCATGAGGTACGAGGACAAGAACAACCATGACGACAAGTCTTGGAAGGTCGCGCTCGTCACCGTGATTCTCCTTCTCGTGGCGTGGCTTTCACTAATCATTTGGTTCTTAGTAACCGTGTGCTGAAATCGGAACTTTTTATACAGTGACACAAACTTTAACAAGACTTTCTTTAAATCCTTGTCAAGGTTTGATAATATAGTGTTGCGCATGAAGGAGGCAAACATCATGGAGTTCAAGGTTATCAGACGGAGTGTCGTTGGGGATTGCGAGTCGAACACGGTCGAGGT